TCACCACTCGATAATTACCACCCCATTCCCGCCGGGCGTACCATATGTGGTATAACCGGCTCCACCGCCTCCGATTGTATAGCTAATTGTCTGATTTGGCGTTACTGCAAGTGACTGCTTAATAATTTGCCCGCCCATGCCATTTGCACCACGTCCACGCCCTCCATTACATGATGCCCATCCTGACATGGTATCTCCCTTGCCACCGCTTGCAGTAATTCCGCCGAATATTGTGTTTCCGCCATTCTTGCCAGGAATGCTATTCGATTCGTCGAATACGCCGCCGCCCTGACCGCCTCCGATGCACGTAACAATGATGCGATAAACTCCGGCTGGTACAGTCCATGTGCCGCTAGATGTTAGTGTTGTTACGTTACCTATGTTTTGCCAAGGAGCACCCGCCGTTCTTTCCGCTATGGCAATAGGATTGTCCCGCAGAGCCAGCGCATCAATGCTCCTTGCGGGTTTGCCCGGCTCTAAAACTGTATCGCTAATATTTGTCCATGTTGCCATTAGTTATCTCTCTTATTGCCATACATAACCATCAGTACCATCCGGCATTTTACCGTTATTATCGCTCCACCATGCCCCCTTAAGGCGTTGCGATGCGGTTGCATTTGCATAGGTTGGCGCGGTTGCGTCCATCCAATATGCATACCTAATCAAAGTGCTCGCGTCGAACTCGCTACCCATTAGTTCTAATTCAATCAGTTCACCGCTTTTCGGTTCGTGGGCGCTAATCACTTCAAAGCGCGATTCTTTTTGTAGCCCTTGCTCGTTAACTAAATGCGCTGTTGTTACGTCAACAATTGAGCCAGTCCAGATATTTCTATCCTTAGCATCAAGTTGGAGTGATAGCGTTTTTACATTTGAGCGATAGCGGGCTAGGTAACGAGCCGCCAAATTAATGGCTTGCGCATCGGTTTGTAGCCATGCCGCGTAGATTTTTACAATACGGGTGTCGTTAAACTGCACAGCGCTTTCCGCGCCAACATCAACCCTAATGCGCAACTTTGCGTAGTTTTTAGACTCGTCGACAGCTTCCGTAGGATTGATTTGATCGTAAAAAACCCATACCTGCGAAGCTCGCATATCTGCGTTTTCGGTAATTTTGATACTGTCCGTAATGATATGATCATTATCGTTAATGTTGCTGATCGTATCTTCGTCAAACGGGCGCAATGCCCTCATTTTGATCTGACGCGCCCGCTCATCCCACCATACGTACATAAGCGCCTGTTGACAGATTTCGCCTATTAATTGAGCCACACCAATAGGTTCAGTAATAAGCCTTGAGACTGCAAACTGAGTTAGCCAGACATTACCTTCAGCGTCCCATTCAGTACTGTTGATGTAAGTACTTGGTATTTTGGCGTAGGTGATTAATAGCGTGCGTATCAGTTGCCACGGCATTTGATTGCTGATTCTAAGGCAAACTTGTACCGAGTCCTTATCAGAGTGGCTTTCGGCTTTTGTGCCATCGGTTGCACGTACTAATCCGTTTAAAGTAATGCGCCCATTGCTATTATCCAGCGCTCTACTAGAGTAAGTCATACACTCATTACCGATTCGTACCGTACCGGACGCGGGGAAAGCCGCCAAATCCGCGCCGAATGTCACGCAGCTATTTTGCGTCTCGTTCATATCCCCAATCAGATAAGCCCCCGTAGGATTTGGCACAACTGCTAACTTATCATCGGCAAGTCTTAGAATATCCTTACCCGTGATCGTGACTTGCCCACCCTCGATACTTACCTTATCAATGATGTAGTGACGTATTTGCATCGTAGCCCATGATTGCCCTAGATAGCCCTCTCTGATTCTAAGGGTGCGACCCGAATAATATGGATTTCTAGCTAGCCACTTACGCCAAAAACTTGATCTATCTAGCGGATTATAAGTACGAGTACTTGGGTATGGATCGACTAGATTATCCGTGTGAGGCTTGTCATTAAGTACTACACTTACGCTGGCACGCTCGCCAAAGGGACTAGCATTATCATCGCCACCGCCCGGATTGATGCGCGTAGGCGTAGTTTCGACCGACTCTAAAAATGGCATTAAATAATAGGAGTCGTAATCCTGTCCTAAATTATCCTCGCAAAACCTCAAAGTAAGCGGTGCGCCAAGTGCATAAGCGCTCTTAAGTTTGCAAGTAGCATACGTATTAAAACAGCGCTCACCCGACGCAGTGCATGGACTAACGCCAAAAGTACGGCTACATTTGTCTTGGTCAATCTCAACTATGATTATCGGCTGTCTGCCAATGTAAGTAGCGCTACTCATGGGCATGTGCCTCTACATTTAGTGTTACATCCATTAGCATCCCACCCACTGTAACGGGCTCAGGGTCATCTGTTAGCCAACAATATGATACATCCCACGGCATGAGCTTTGGGCACGATGCAAAGAAAAAAGGCTTATATCTCATGCGCTGCAAAGCTGGGTCAAGCGTGGATTGATACCAGTCTCTAGGCATCATTTTTAGTGGAATTTGCCCCGCCTTACCCGTGCGCTTGACTGACCGTCCTAGCCAGTTGCCGCCCTCGGACGTGTTGCCTGAGTAGATTGTTTTACGACTAAGTGAGATAGGACTTATCCCAACCTCGATGCGTTGCTGCATTTGTAAGTATGAGCCAAAAAACACGACGCCCATGCTAGGGATTGTCGCACCATAAGTGACGTTAGTTCCTGCTGTAATACTAAGCCGCCAATATCGAGCTGATACTGTGGGAAACATAACAATAATTGGACTATTATCCGTCGGGCTAATGCTGTGGCGCGTTGTCCATGTAGCATTATCAGTACTTGACTGTATAGCTATGTTTTTGTAGTAAAGTGTATGGGCTGCTATAGCGCAACAGTTAATACTACGTGCAGCCCCTAAATCAATCATCCATGTTGCGGGAAGTACAGTGGGTCGCCAGCGCTCATAGGTTAGCTCGTTTGTCGGCGCTGTTGTAGGGAATCCAGCTTGTGCTGTCGAAGCTGTCACCGTGCCTGTGTAGTGATACTCAAAAATGACGGGCTTGCTTAGCTGTTCGTCTGTAAATACGCCTGCCGGGTAGTAAATTGTCATGCTACCTTCAACCTCGCGCCATCACCGACAGCCTCATTTATTTTTGAGATTAGGTCTCGTATTTGCTTTTTCGTGTAAGCAGTATTATCACTACCCTCTAGCGCAATCGTAACCGTTGGCGCATCCTTGGCTTTGTCTGTACCTGATGTTGTGGCGCTGCCTGTATCAGTGCCGCCTGCACCAACACTAGCACTGCCACCAGCAGAACCAACACTGCCACCACCACCGAACGATTGAGACACAATTGATGCGACATTAGCCGCTTGCGCTGCTGCTGCAATTGCACCAAACGTCGCACCTAGCCATGGCCCACCGATAGCAGCCCCAAATTTGTATGCGCCAACAACCGATTCCTTAGCATTTAACAAAGCATTTGCAATTGATGCGGCTTTATTAATCTCAAACATTGTCTTGTTCGCATTCGCCACACCACCCACCATACTTTGCAAAAAGCCAGTAGCGGCAATTGCTTTTACGCGAGTCATATTGACAAACGCATCAGCCCCGCGATAACCAGCCTGCCTTGCTTGCTCCAATAGTTGTATTTCTTGGCGTTGCGCCACAAGTCCAGCTATTTGCGATTTTGAGTAGTCATCTTTAGCTAGTTTGATGCGCCGATAAGCTTGTTCGGTTGGGCGTAGCTGTAGGATTTGATCATTGTTTTGCTTAAATTGATTTAAATAATCTGTGTTTGTGCCTTGAGGCGGTTGAAACTGCGGGTCATTAGCAGCAAACGACGCTGTTTTTAACGGCACTGCATTTTTTAAAGGTGCTACATTAAATGCGGTAAATGCACCCGCTACCGATTGCGCCATTTTTTTGGCGTTTACTGCAGAATTACCTGCCTTATTGCCAATCCCAATCGCCAAGCCCTCAGAGATATATTCCCCGTATTCAATCATTAGCCGAGACGGAGACTGGATATTAAAGAATGTTTTAACGGTACTGCCAATGCTTGATGCTATTTCCCGCGCCGCTGCAATGGCGCGATTGCCCGCGCTCACAATGCCGTTTTTCAGCCCTTCCATGATGTTTACGCCAATCTCTAACATGCGTCCGGGCAATTCGGCAAAGTTTGCGACCGCTTGATTGGCAACCTTTGCTGTATTTGCATCAATAATCCCTAGATTTTCGAGCAGTCCGATTGCCAGCTTGCCAATGGCAGTTACACCAATTTTAAACATATCAGCCGAAAACGAAGCAAAGCCGCTTAATATTTTTGCAGGGATTTGTTGCCACGGGACGTTAGTAATATCACCGAACGCACGCTTAAACGCGCCCGTAACTTGCCCCCATAGATTGCTAAAAAACGGCGCAATCTTGCCCCAGTTTGCCACAATGACACCCGCTACCGCCGCAATTGCGGTTGCGGCAGCAATAACCGGATTCAATCGCGCCGCCAGTGCCAATACTTGCAATGCACGCCCGGCAACGCCAGCGCTCATTGCTAACGCTGTGAACGCAGCGGGTGCAAATTGGATAGCTAAAATCGCCGGGGATAAAGCAAAACGCATGACGCTAAACGCCGCACCCACCGCGCCAAGGGCAATGCGCGTTGTCGCGCCTGCCGCCACCAAGCCAAGCAAGGTGGCAGTAAACATTTGCATACCTGTTGCAGATTTGGCAGTTTCGGGCGAAATCAATCTAAAGTAGCCAGCAACGCTCTTAATAGTATTGCCGACCATACCAAATACCGCCGAAACCTTATCCCAGTTTGCGATTGCAAAACCAACAGGCGTAACGGCAGCTACCGCTTTGAGCGTTGACCAGTTATCAATGAGTATTTTTATAGCACCACTAACATTGCGGACAATACCAGCAATCGGCAGCATTGCCTCACCTACGGATTTCCCCAGATTTTCCGCGCCACCCGCCGCGCCCAATGCGCCACGAATAGAAGCATATCCACGCTTTAGTTCAGCCAACATCGGCGCAATAAAGGCTTGTCCATAGCCACGCCCAAAATCGGCAGCACTGGCTACGAAACCGTATAGTGTGGGATAAGCGTCCTTGAAACTTAGCTTGATTGCCATAGTCCAAGAGCCTGTCGAATCTAAGTCGGTTTTGAACTTTTCGAGTGTCGTATCAACATCACTCGACCATTGCGCAATGGCAGGGCGTGCATCAATAAAAAGTTGCTTAATATTGGGTGCAAGTGTGTTGATTACGTTTGAGCCAACCGCGCTTAGTTGTGTTTGTACACCCTCCACGCCCAATTTAAAAAAGCTTAACTCTTTGTTAGTTTGCTTCATTGCCTCTAGTTGAGCGTCTGACTGTACCGCGCCCACTGCGTTGGCGTAGTCTCGAATTTCTTTAAAATAAGCACTATTTTGAGTGAGCAATGGTAATAATTTTGATGCGTCACTCGCTATATCTTCTAAAAACTTAGACTTAACTTCGGTCGTCCATTTAGTTTTTTCTAGTGCTTCACCAATTCTTAAAAGCCCATCTTCTGGCTTTAGGCGCTTAATCTCTTGGGCGGTTAAGCCTATTTTGCTTAACTGTTCGGCAAATTCCTTGCCATTGTCTGCACCCAGCGACTCCATTTTTTCATTGAGTTCTGAGAATACGTCGCCTATATCACCCAGCTCGCCCAGCTCAGCTTCTAAGCCTGTAAAGCGACCAGCCAAGCGCCATTCTTGCAGCGCTTGCTTTGATGCATCAGTGGTTTGGCTTAAATGCTCTAACTCCTTAGACATTGCGGCAACATTGGCGGTACTTAATGCTGTGCCAAATGCTAAACCGTAGGCAGCGCCCAATTGGGTTAGGACAGGCACAGCTCCAACCGCAGCAGCGGTTAATATAGCCATTGCTGATTTGGTTGCCAATAAGCGTGCAGCCAACCCTGAATACTCTTGCGCTACATTGGCAACGGACAAAGCGTGTTTACGCCAAGCGCTGCCATCGTTCGCCGTATCATTTTCGCCAGCGCTGTTTCCTGTGCGACCTATGCGGTCTTGATCTTCGGATAGCCGCCTAATCTCATCAGTAGCAGCTATCGCGGCACGTTGCATCCGGTTTAGCTCGTCGTTGTAGTCGCGCAAAATTGGGAGTGTTGTAGCGGTAGCAACGCCTAGTCCAAGTACTGCATTACGCACCCCATCCAGCGCACCTTGAGCGCCAACAACACCCGCAACATCAACAGTGATACGGACAGTTTCACCGCGCAAGCCGTTACGAAAAGACTCTATAGCCGCGCGTGCAGCGACATCATCAAACTGAGCATTAACATCAATACGTAACCCATTCGCCGCCGTGCGCACATCACTAACGAAGCCCGAAACCGAACGCTTGAGCGACTCTAATTCGGCTTTAGCTTGTGCAACATCAATATCGACGCGCATTTCAAGATCATTCGTCGCCATTGTCTTCGTCTTCGCTCGTTGATTCGTTGTTCGTTTTCGATTCGCTTTGCTTGCGCCAAGCGCTGATTGCACCAGCCGCAATTAGCTGCACATCTTTATAAAGCTGCCGTTGTACGGGCTTTGGCTCGTCAAATAGGGCTAGATAGCTTAAAAGTACTTGCCCATTTAGCCCTAAAAAACCTCCGTGCGGGCTTACCAACCATTGACTGCATAGCTCTAAAAAGATTTCGAGGGCGTGCCAATTTTCTTCCCACACTTCAAAAGCAGGTTCGTTTTTAAGCTCTGCTATCTGGGATTCAAGCACTTTAGTTTGCTCTGGAGGCGCTCCGTAGTACTTAGCATCCTCCAGCACGCCTTCGAGCTGCTTTATTTTTCCACTGTTGTCGGGGCGGGCGAAGTGCTGTCCGCACTCAACGAGTTTCCCGCTTTGGCGTCCTCTTGAGTAAGGCTTAATACGTTCATAAGTGAGGCATCTAAGGGATTGCGGTACTCCGTCCATTGCAGCATTTCATCGACATTGGTGTCGTTAAAATCCACATTCAGATCACCGTCTTTTAGCTCCCAGCCGTGTAAAAACGACTTAATACGAGCACGAGATTCGATCACATATTGCTTAGTGGCTTCCTGTTGCTCAGCCGCGGTTTTAGCTGCATTCATGGCTTCCACGCGGGAATTAATAGCGGCAATCAACTCTAAGCGCTGATCATCATTGGGGCGCTTCCAAAGTACCAAGAATTGCTGTTCACCATCCGGCGTTTTAACGCTGATTTCTTTACGAATGTTGGGTGTAATCGCTCTTAAAAAACTCATAAATCACCTATTTTTAGAAATGTTGCAGAACTAAGGGGCTTAGCTTTTTCAGTGTAAATTTGTGGTGCAGCAAACCATCAACCACCACATCTTCAACATCTTCAACGTTTACCAGCGCCCAGCTAAAGCGCAAGGAGCGCACATTAAGAGCGCCGTCACCCTTGATCGTAAATTCAAAAGGATAGTCATTCCCCCAGTACAGGTCGGGGTTAAATTCGGTTTCGATGTCCACATGCCGTGCTGTTACCACTAGCTTGCCGTCTTCCACCAATTCAGCCTGAGCGCCCACACCGCACAGGTTTTCGATAACATTCGCTTTCATACGCCAAACGTTATCATCATCAATTTCAACAGCGCACAATGCCTTACCATTGAGTAGCACGTTTACAGTATTGAGGGCGTTACTGGGTTGAGCAATGTTGGTTAGCTGAATACCGGGCGCGCCCACTAGCGGAGCAACCGCTTGGCGCTCTTTCCACTTACCAAACAGATCAAACTCAAACTTAGGAACTTCGCCAGCCTTCCATTTGAACTTAGCCATGCCGCGACAGCCCGCGACTTGACGCTCATAGTGCTTGGTACTGCTGCGAGTGCGGCGATGACTAGCCGAACCCGAACGCACCGCATTAATGTCGTCTAGCTCTGTATATTTGACGTGAGCAGGCACTATAGGGGCAACGGTAGTAGCAGGCACTAATACAGGCGCACTAGCACCACATACTTGCAGTACCGGATCAAATGCCAATAGGTTGGTGGTGGCCGTCGGTGCGGCAGCAGGCCAAGACACCGCGACACCAAAGGGCAGTTGATGATGCTTTTTGGCTGCAAATGTTTTTTTAACAGGCCGCCCCAGCCCATCCAGATTCAGCGTTTTTTTATCAGACTTATTAAACGCAGGCTTTAAATCAATGGTTTGTAAAAATGCAGCGACCGCAGGAGCAGTATAAGTGCCTGACGTTGCTACGGCCTCCAACACGAAAAACAAACCTTGCTGGTTTTCGTTAATATTGACAGGCATTTAGATTGCTCCTATGGCAATGCCACCCGCCGGAGCGGGTAGCAGGTCATAAATTACGCTTGAGGCAATGCAAATTTAGCTAAAACTAAATCTTTGGCTGCACTGAATACTTCAGCCAATTGAGCGCCCGTTACAAATTGCCCCATTTCAGTTTGAATAGATGCAATGTTGTTTTCGGTAGTTGTAATGCGACTAGATAGAGCATTATCAGCCGTTTGGCGTGCGGTACTTTCGGTGTCCAAGGCGTTTTGAGCATTAGTAGCATTAGTAGCAACTGCTTGCTCTAGCTCGGTGATGCTTGCTTCATGAGCAGTACTGGCGGTTTCAAGTGCAGCAATGCGGGCGGCATGATCAGCCACTTGAGCTAGTAAGCTATTAAGCATCTGCAAGCCGGGGTTTTCTGCATCGCCGTCTAATGCGTCACGAATCGCATTAATAGCATTTAACAGTTCTTGGACATTGACGCCCGCGCCGATCAGGCTGTCGACATAAACCTTGGCGTCTGCCAGTGATTTAGCGTCGCCTGCATCAACATACGCCTTGATTTGCGTATAAGCAGTTTCGTTATAAGCAGCAACTTCGGATGCAATTACAGCAAATTCTTCGTTAGTCATGAGACTTCCTTATTAGATAGTGAGAGGACAGAGATCAAATTGAGAGGTAGTCAAGCGAGTCGTTTCAAAGATGAGGTCGTATTGCCACACCCCTGATTCCTCGCTAACAAACTGATCGCTAACAGCTTTTATCGGCTGCCAGCCATCGGGTATAAATCCAAATAAAAGCAACTGTACCGCATCAATCCAGTCGTACGCTTCTTGATGCTGACTAAAGTTACGAATCAGCAACGTAATGACTAGACGAGTACTTCGGAGCATTGCGCCGTTTGAATAATTGCCATAGCGACTGCCCTGCACAAATACCAACAGAGCGCCTTTTGGATGCAGCAGTTGATATTCAGACGGTTTTTCAGGGTATGGCTCAATCGCTAGATCAGTGGGAGCAATGACACTATGCAATTGCGCTAAAACACTGGATTCGAGTGTCGCTAAAGGCGCAATCATGCTACATCCTCGGTCGTGCGACGCGACCAAACACTAGGAGCGCTGGTCATGACAATGTCGTTTTCGGACTGTAACGGACTTGGAACGCCTAAGCTAACCTTTCCCGCTGCAATGTTTTCAAGCAACTTACGCACATCGGTGTAGCGGTAACGCACTTCTTCGGTTGCGCCCATGCGCCGCGCCATAAACAACTGATACAGCGCAATATCTACCGCAATACGAGTAATGACTTTGGGTACAGATTCAAGCGGCAGCGTATAGCGGGTAGCAATGTAGCCATCAATCTCAGCCGCCGCGTCGGCAATCGCTGCCTCTACGGCTGCACTGTCGATAGTGTTTGCGCCTGCGCGGTCGGTAAGCTGCTTTAGTTCAGACTCGCCAAACCGCGCTACAATGTCCGCCTGAGTGCAGTACATCATTAAGCCACCAGCTCGACGGTTAAGTACTTATCGGCGCGGATAGCGGCTAATTGTTCCGCCGTTACCTCAACTTCTTGTACTTCGCTTATAAACTGCATGCCTGCTCGCATACGAGACGGTACGCCACGGGCTGCAACCTTGACTTTGGTTTTAGCAGCTTTAGCTTCTGGTTTTTTAGCTTCTTCGCTCATGATTTACTCCTATAACAGCCAAGGGCTAACTAAGATTTCACAAGTGCCGTACCAAGGATTACCCGCGTCTTTATCTTTAAGGATTAATGAGCGGGCTTTACCTTCAAGACTGGGTGGCACGACCAGAAGATTAGGACGTACATTCAGTGACTTCCCGCCGTCCGCTTTAAGGCTCATCATTGCAGTACGTGCAGCGCTGTAACCTGCCTCATCTAGGACGGCTTGTGATTTGTGGGCTAACTGCCAAAACGCATAGCCCGCATTACCGCGCATATCCACGCCATAGCGATACTCGTTACTCATAAACACTTTTTCATCAGTATCTTGAGTCATGCTTACCAGTTGTGCGGCTTTGCGATTTTGCCAAATGAGGGGCTTAAGAATGTTGTTAGTATCGAGTAAGTACCACGCATCACCCGCACCTACTGTCACGTTTGAAGCAACCGTTGCTGTACCTGTACCATCATGATTGGGGTAAATGGGGTGATCGGTATCAAAGAAATATTGACCATCGAAACAGTTAGAGTTATGCCCATTTTTCAGCAGGCTAAATACTAATTCGTCAATAAATTCAGCCGCACTTCTGCCAAGGCCTGAAATAACAGGGCGGTACATACCGACGCTATCATCTTCAACCGCAGTACGAGGAACGCCTACTGTAGCCTCGAATGATTTGTTTGTGATTTGATAGCCGTGCTCTTTAATGTCTTTAATGACACGATCACCTACCCACTCGCGCAAGCGCGGCATTTGCGAAAGCCAGCCGTAAGTGTTTGAGGTAGTGCTAGACGGTACTTCAGTAGCAATCTTTGACCAATGCGACACTGCCGCCATTTGGTCATAAGCGCTCTGGAAATCCTTGCGGAATCCAGTATTTAGTGCCTGAATTAATGCACTTGTAATAACAGCCATTAGTTAGCCCCTTTAAATACAGATTCATCCCAACCGGCAATGCGGCAAGCTTCTGCTTGTTCTGGTGTTAAATCCTTAACGCCTTCATCGGTCGGAGCTTTGCCGCCTGTTTGATTGCCCTTAAGCGCGGCAATGGCGGGGGTTTGGTCTAAGTAAGCCTTGAGCTGTGCCGTGCTTAACGTACGCGCCCATGATTCTTGGACAGGCAATAACTTGCCGTCGTCCTTGCCCTGTTTAACAAGGGCATCTATTTCAGCCTGAGCCTGAGTTGCTTTGAGTTGCACCAATTCAGTTTTGATAGCCTCAACTTGGGCAATGGGCACGAATTGCGAGGGATCGGGTGTTGCCGGGTTGGCTACAACGCTTTTCAGTGCAGTGACGGCAGAATGCACCGCTTCATTATCGGCAGTCGCAGGCAGCCCCAAGGCTGCCAATGTTTCGGGTTTTAACGGCATATCAGGGACTTCCTGTGATTCTGTTTGCTTGGCAGTGACGGGTTTTAAATCCGTCAATGCGGGATAATTGGTTAGTGCAACGTGCAGGAGATTAAGCACTTGCCCCGTTTGATCGTCGTACGTAAAAACAGGCGAGATAAACTTATATTCGCCCGACTGAATCATGGCTTTTGCTTTCTCAGTCCAGTCGACTTCGGCATAAAGACCATCCGCTTCAAACGTCAGGTTTTTGCCCCAACCCGCCGCAGGGGCGGGCTGTCCATTGAATTCTGCTGACATCGTTTGGTGTTCATAATCAACAAGCAACGGCATAGCAACGGTATTAAAACGATAAATAAGGGATTGGGCAGACGGAGCATCTAAAAACCAATGGGTTAAATTAGACTGCAATGTCGCCGGACGACCATCGCGGGCGCGGAAAAATCCTGCCGGAATCAGATGGATTAAAGCCGGAACGCTACCATCTGCCTCAAGCCTCAACGCGACGCACATGTCGCCGCGTTGGAGGGTATTGCCCATAATGGGCTTTCGGCTGGATGTATAAGGTGAAGTGCTATTACTCATAGCGCTATGATATGAAACGGTGCTACAGCACTAAAAAGCGCCGCAAATCTTGTTTATAACTTCGAGGCTTCTACAAAAAACGTATTAATAGCGCCTTCATTCATACCCAGTACTTGTTGAGCCATTGCCCGAAGTGCTGAATTATCCCGCCGCCAGATTTGATTGTCATACTCTACGCGCAGAGCTGGTGAATTAGCGCCATTGACCGCTGCTTCCACTTGATCAAATTTGCCCTGATTAATAATCAGTAGCAGCGCTTGGCGGCGCGTAATCGCTTCCGGCACGGGATCAGGTTCGGGTGACGCGGGTGGAACAGGCACGGGCGGAGTGCCGCCCATTAGTACGTCCAGCTCCCGCCATGTATAACCCATAGGGCTATCATTGCGCACACCTGCGGCATTGATCGTAACCGACCAGAGCATTTTTAATAAAGTGTTGCGGGTCTCTTCAGATGCGGCGTCAATATCCGCACGACCGTTATAAAGCGGTTTCATAAAACTCCAAGGTATTTTCTGAGATTGTAAGAATCAGCATGTTTGGCATGACCACGCCACGCTGCGAGAAACTTTTGACGTGCTTCACTAGCAACAGGCAGGCATTTAAGGGTACGTTTGGCACGTTGCACCGAGGCTTTGCGTAGCAATTTATGGGTTGTCCAAATGCGATAACCCACAAAGTTCACACCGCGACTAATCGGCTGAACGCTCCAGTGTGAAAACTTCAAGCCCAGCTCAGCTTCAGCAAACCAAGCCAGCCGAAGCCGCAGGGCGTGTAAGTACTCCGCTGCATGCGCCAAGATCACAATATCGTCCATATAGCGCACAAAGCGACCCTCGCCCACCGTATGCACCAGCCATTGATCGACAATATTGCCGTACACATTGGCAAAGAGCTGACTACTAAGGCTGCCAATGGGTAAGCCCGTACCTGTGGGCGGCACAATAGCTTCAATCAGTTGCAGTTTAGGCTCAAATACCTGAAACTGGCGCGGTGGGGTAGGCAGGTATTGTCCTGATAGCAAAAGCTGATGAAGTGCTTTAAGGTTGCTAGCTTCCTGCTGACGATAAACCAAGTACTCCAATGTAGTGCGCTTTCCTCGTGCTGTTTTTTGATAAGCACACCACAAGTTATCAGGCTGTATAATTTTCTCAAATAAGTGCTTGTACTTTTTTCCCATTGCTATGTCAGTGCGGCTTTCAGCGAACCTACTCACCGCTCTCTGAACCTCTTAATGTATTTGCCTAAGCCGGACTACCGAGCTGACCACAAGAAGTGATCGACTAACCACGCCTTGGCAGGGTTAATGTGTAAAGTATTTGTCGTCACAGGCGCAGCGCACCCCAATGTTCCAGTTCGAGTTCCACGGATAGTTGTTCCAATTCGCAGCCCGCGAGCCAGAGATGGAGCCGTTGTTACGGTTGCCGCCTTAATCTCGGTGAGTCCGCTTTTGCATCGTCTTAATCCAAGCCCCTAGTATTGCGCCTGACTCTGCGAGGTGGCTGGACGCCACCTCGTATTGTCGTCTGCTAATCAACCTACGGTCAGGGTGAGACAATAGACGCAAAAGATCGCGTAGATACGCCATACCTGCATCCGCTAAATACAGTTTTGAGATTTGATTACTCTTGCCTGCTTCACGAAATAACTGGTATTGATTCAACAAAGCGGTCAAAGCAACGTCACGCAATATGCGGTGCTGTCGACTGGTATTAATCAACATAGGGTAGAGGTAGTTAAAAAAGTTCTCGTACTTTTCTACGATGATTAATGACGCTTTTGAGTCAGTAGGCGTATCCATAAAATAAAAATCCTACGCACGCTATCGCGTGCTTAAACAAGCTGCAAGTGGTCACAGGCGCAGCGCACCCCAATGTACCAGCTCGAGTACCACGGATAGTCGCTCCAGCCAGAGCAGCGAGAGCCGGAGATGGCGCCGTAGTTACGGCTGCCGCCCAATATAACTCGCACGTCGCTGACGCTAGTTTCTGTATAGATTTGCCCGCGCGAGGGCGTGCCGGTTACTGCTCTATAGGCCCATGCGCTGGCCGTAGCACCCATCTCCCGCTGCCCGTGGTCTTCACCCCACGTCCAGTGACAGCCTGTTACTTGGTGTGCGCCATGCACTGACGTAAAGCGCGGTTTAAATTGTGAGGTTGGGATTGTTTCGGTCGCGCCACCTAAACTGACGTTTTCTGTAACGCCAATCGCCACATTGTTAAACTCGCGCTCTGTCAATAAGCGCTTACCCGCTATCGCCGCCATCTCGGCGGCTTCCCACCACCCCAAGCGCGGATAAGTATCCACGCCATTCCCGCCCCGCGAGAGCGGCTTTAGTGGCAATATCGTACCGGACGCTACATTACTATCATGCCTGCTAGTGCCTAGCTCATGCGTTGTATTCGTAAAGTAAATATCAACCCAGATACGCAGTTCTGGCACATAGACCATGCCGCGCGGGTCGCTGCACGCCGGACGCCAGTGTAAATCCCAAATCGAGTATTTATTGATACCTTTGATGTCATCTAGCATGGCTTGAGACCACACGACATCCTGCCCACTAGTTGCAAATTGCCCACTTGCTAATGTCGTGGCAGAGGGAATGGCTGAATAATGAAAGCCGCCCACCTGTCTGCACTCTGTAACATCGTAATCATCCGGCTTTAATGCGGATTGAGACGCTACTAAAAATCCATCCGTACACACATAAATAAAGTAATCCATACCCTCTATTAAGGGCGATGGAAGCGTTACGGGTTCGTCTTTGAATTGCTGGATTGAGCCATGCACCGCTGCGACCAAGTTAGCGCGCAACGTGCCGTCCATTGCTTTTTTAAAAGCAGGCTCGTAAGGATTTGGTTTTGCAAAAAAGTAGGGGTTTAACTGCGCCAGATTGCTTGTGCTGGTCTGGCTGTACCGTGGATTAGGATTGCGCATAAGAGCACCATTGATTGTAATGGGCGTATGCTAGGGTGAAAGGCAAGCGGGCAAAAAAGAGCCTTTACACTTTTAGATGATGAGTGGGGTGATAAGGAAACGTTAGTATGCGTTTATGAACGTTCATAAACGCCATAGAAGACAATAAAAAGAGGTTGGTGGCATCAGTGTAGCAACCAACCCGCAAAATACATTAAAAACGATTAAGTGCTAATTTTACTTAACAAGGTCTGCGAGCACTTTTTCATAACGTTTGGCGCTATCAGGTAAATGACCGCTATTAATCTGAGCGACAATCAACCCGTCTTTGCTTTGATAGAGATAAGGACCCGCCATACCCTTAAGCACATCAAAGTACGCATAAATAGCGTCACAGTATTTTTTTTCATCGCATATAAAAATTTGACCGCCCTTACCGTTTTTAAGCGTTTTGTTTACAAAAACCCAATTCTCGCGGAATGACTTGGGTAGCGGCCCTTCAGATTTTTGCGTGTCCTCTGTGACATTTTTAGCATCGACAACCTCAATACCGGCTGCTTTAAACGCATCAATCACTTCATTTCCTGTAACTGCCACTGCCTGATTGCATAGTAGTAGCGCCACCATTCCCAATAGCCCGTAACGCATATTCAACTCCTATTAAACAACTTAACCAACCACCGCCTCCACCACACCAATGGCGGTGGCGGTGAAACCACAATATAAATATGAGCATCCCGCGCCACATTGATAACCTGCCCCTGACCTTCTTTATAGTGTTGTTTCATCGTGTCCCCTGTTTATTAGAAATTCAGCCAATAGACAAAATTTCCGGCAATTAAGTTGCAGACAGGAGCGCTTGTTATTTTTTAGGTTTAGGGGATTTATCCGTGGGCATCGTCACATTAAAAGACAAACCGTCACCGGATACCGCTTCGATCACTTGACCGACCCCGCCCGCATACTTTTGCGAAAAGGCAGCGGTTTTCTGCCCAAACGCCGCCCCTAAAATAGCTTGCTTACCCTCTGCATTGGCGGCGCGGTAACGTTCCAAAAGTAATTGCTCATCCGCCAGTAAAGCTGTTGTGCTACGAATTCCCGTTATAATGTACTGCACATCAGCGCCAACGGAGGCGATTCCTTCTAGATATTGTGCATTTGGATACGATTTTCCTTTTTCATAGTCACCTTGCGAATGCTTCGATACATTACCAATGCCAGCCATCTCTATCTGATTAAGATTAAGCTTTTTGCGCTCTTCTTTTAACCGCTCACTGATATTCATAAAAGATTCAGAAAAACCTACTTTTTAAGTTTACAAGTTCAGAATTCTGAACTATTATGTTCACAACACTACAGAATAGTAGTGTACACATAAACCCTGTCGGTCTCCAACAAAACCGACCAAATGCGAAATTTTGGCAACTAACCAAACCGGGGGTGGCGGCTGCAACCAATACCCCCACCCTTTTCCCAGTAAGGAGTCTGTATGCAAACTGCAAACACTCAAACCCACGCGGCACTACCTACGCCGCACCCCATTCAACCCCATGAAAAAATTAAGTTCCGCACGCACTTAATGGCGCAAGGCAAAACAATCGTGGAATGGTGCACTGAAAGAAATCTAAGCCCAATTTCCACCTATCGAACCTTAAGCGGTTTAGAAAAAGGGCGAAATGGTAAAGCGTTTGAATCACTAACCGCCATTCGTGGCTACTTGCAAACCATCGAAATAGGAGAGCGCTAATGGCACGCAAAAGCAGTAGCGTTACGGTGCAATCCTCTGCCGCCCGGGCGTGTCGCATCCTAAAGGCACTCAAGGGGCAATCGTTCACAGGGCTTAGCAATAAAGAGTTAGCCGAGAGCTTAGGTGAGCTGCCCTCTGCCGTCAGCTTGTCACTGAATACCTTAATGGATGAAGGCTTAGTGACCCGTTTAGAGAACGGGCGTTATGCACACAGCGTGCAGTTATTGCAAATTGCACAAGCACATGTCGATCACGTCCAACGCATGCAAGGGCGGATGCACGAATTCAACGCCCGTATTTTAAGCGGAGCACAATCATGACCAAGCCAACGCGCAAATCACCCACCCCGTATGAACAGCATTTACACAGCAAGCTGGGCTGTGCAACACGCGCAATCAATGCCGCGCTATTGCGCCAAGACACCAGCGCCTTAGCCGACCAGTGGCGCGAACTGCCCTTGCTATTAACCCTGATCGAACGCCAATTACGCAACCGTGGAGACCTACAATGATCGACCCCAATGACAGCAAAACCACTGAATTAACCGTATTGCCGCCTAAAGCAGATGTTGAAAAAGCAGCGCTGCAACAAATGCGGCAAGTGGTTAAAACCTATGGCGATAACATGCCTTATAGTTACGACCGCGTATTAAACGAATGCGCTTTTTTCATGGAGCAGTCGGCTACTGCTGCAATTGAGCTAGGACGCAGATTAATTCTTCTAAAGGAGATGGAAGGTCACGGCAAATTTGGTGCGGCGCTAAATGCGTTAGGACTTGAGCGCTCCACTGCATCAAGAGTCATGAATGCAGTTCTAAAACTACCTTCAAATGTTGCGACGTCGCAACATTTACTAAGCACAGTAAAATCAAAAGGCAAATTATTTGAGCTAATAACCTTAGATGTTGATGAGCTTAAAGAGCTTTCCGAAGGTGGCACGGTAGCGGGTTTAAGTCTCGACGATGTTGACCGCATGAGCGTGCGCGAACTACGCATTGCCCTACGCGAAGCCCGCGAAACCGTCAAAAGCAAAGACGGCGTACTGTCCAACAAAAATAAAAAGCTCGACGAAATGGAAGGCAAGCTCGAAACCATGAGCCGTAAATTAGTCGAGAAAGAACAGCGCGTCGCTATTGAAAAACAAGACATTGAACGCGACGGGCAAATGCTGCGCAATGAAGTAACGGGCATTCTCGCCAGCATTGAAACCAACGGCATTCTTAACCAATTGCAAAAAGGCTTTGACGCTCTACAAGCCCACACCGAACGCACTGGCATAGATCACGGTGCATTCATGGCAGGTTGCCTGAATCAGATCAAACGCGCCTTGGTGCAGGTACAGGTCGAATACAACCTGTACCTAGAAGACGACACCCCTTCACCCTACTGGAGCAGCGACGAGGCCGCGCTGGCGGCTGAAAGCGCAATTGCTGAGCTGAATCTCGACTGGGACAAAATCGAAGGAACAAGCAATGCCGAAACCGAGCACTGAGGAGCTAGTCATGTTAGCCCGCGAACTACGTTCACTGCCGCACAGTGGCAAGGGTACGTTCATTGCCCGCCATGCCGCTACCTTACGTGTCACCCCGAAAACGCTGTATAGCTGGATTAATGACGTAACCGAATTGGGTCAACGCAAGCCGCGCAACGACAAAGGCGAAAGCGGCTTAACACAGCAAGAGGCTTACCTGATTTCTGCGCTACTGAAAGAAAGCGCCCGTCAAACCGGCAAACGCCTAAACAGCATTGGGGCAGCCGTTGCTATCTTACGCGCTAACCATAAGATTCGGGCTGAGCACGTCAACAAGAAAACGGGGGAAGTCAGCCCCTTATCAGAGGCGGCGATTGCCCGCGCCCTCATGGCGTATGGCTTACACCCCGATCAACTGAATCGCCCCACCCCGGCTCAAAGTTTGCGTACACCCCACCCAAACTATTTGTGGCAAATAGATGCCTCCCTGTGCGTCATGTACTACTTGCCGCGCAATAAGAATAAGGGCTTGTCGGTAATGGATCGGGCGGTGTTCTATCACAACAAGCCGGGCAATCTGCATAAGATTGAAAATGACCGGGTTTGGCGCTATGTCGTGACCGACCATGCCAGCGGTACATTATATGTAGAGTACGTATACGGGGGTGAAAGCGGCGAAAACCTAGCCAATATCGTCATTAATGCCATGCAGTACCGGGGTCGCCAAGACCCGTTTCATGGCGTGCCGTATATGGTCATGCTTGACCCCGGTTCAGCTAATACCGGCTATCTATTCAAAAATCTCTGCCAAGCCCTCGGCGTGCGTTTGCAAATCAACGAGGTCGGCAATCCCCGCGCTAAGGGTCAAGTTGAAAACGCCCATAATTTAGTGGAGCGCGGCTTTGAACAAGGTTTGAAGCTGGCGCGTGTACAGGATTTAGCCGAGCTTAATGCACAAGCATGGCGTTGGATGCAAGTGTTTAACGGGCAATCCATTCATCGCCGCCACGGCATGACACGTTATGCGGCATGGGCACGCATTAGCGCTGATCAATTGGTGAAAGCACCCAGCGTTGAATTATGCCAGTCACTGTCGCATGAAAAACCCGAAACACGGGTGGTTAATGACCTTATGCAAATCAACTGGAAGGGTGAGCAATACGATGTCGGTCACATACCCGATTTAAGTAACCGCGACAAAATCGAAGTAGCACGCAACCCGTGGAAAGACGACAGCCTGCGCATCATTATGCAAGCGCCGGACGGTACGCCGCTTTTCTATGAAGCCGACAAGGTGCAGCGGGATGATTTTGGGTTTGACCTTAATGCACCGGTGGTAGGCAATGAATTCAAATCCCATGCCGATACGCCTACCGTACAAGCACAGAAGCTGTTAGAGCAAATCACAATGGAAGCCAGCACACAAGCCGAGGCAGAAGGCAAACGCAAAGCCAAAACCTTGCCATTTGGCGGCACGCTGGACCCCTACAAACCCATTACAGATGCCGAACCAAGCCTGCCGGATTGGATGGAAAAGCGCGGGCAAGCCAGCCCGGTTGCCAGCCCAACCACACACTTGCGCCCCTTTACATGGGTAGAAGCCGCTAAACAGTTGCGCAGTCAACTAGGCAAGGAATGGACGGCTGAATGCTTTGCGGAACTCAAACAGCTCTACCCCGAAAACGTTCCACAGGAAGCAATGGATGACCTGCTGAAACACTTTACCAATAAAGGCAAAGACGGCAGCAAAAGCAAACCAACCTTGCGTGTAATAGGAGGTCATTAAGATGCGCTACTACTTTCTTTTAATTTTAAAGAATAACAAAGTCGTCGTAAGTGGATTACCAGTTACAGCACAGTGTCGGGTACGCGAAGCCGCTATTTTAATAGCAAAAAGACTATTTCCGCTTGCTCACACAATTAAATTATACATGGATAGCCATCCTGTGCTGTGCGAGGTTGCTATCGTTGACATGGATGGAAGCCATATAGCTCTCGAATTAGGACGAGCGACTCCTTTTGAATATGAACGGCGTTGTCGCCGCTACAGCCGCCGCATTTCACTAACATCGGATGGTTTACATGTTGAATCTTCGCCCTTTCTTGGTTAGGCACAACCTGACTCAGGCAAGCATTGCCCGGCAAGTCGGCATCAGCAAAGCAGCCATGACCAACTTACTCAAAGGGGAATGGCCGGTAAAACGCAATAAAGAGGAGTTAAAGCAGAACATTATACAGGCGTTGGAAAGCAAGGGATTGAGCGCGTCCCAACGCCTATTTGAAACCGTAATTGTCCCCGCCGAACTGCAACCGGACGGGGACGACTCCCGCGCAACTAACCAAAAAGCAACACTGGAGAATCTTATGTTACTGAGAAAGCAAACCTTAACGCAAGCATCACGCCGTCATTTTTCACTGTTCCGTGACCCCTTTGCTGAGGAAGCCCTGCAAAGCGCGGACGATGTCTTTATGACACCTGACATTCGGTACGTGCGGGAAGCGCTATGGTTCACTGCGCGCTTTGGCGGCTTTGTCGCCATAGTGGGCGAATCGGGGGCAGGCAAATCTACCTTGCGCCGCGATTTGCTCGACCGCCTGAGTCGCGAGAACGAAAGCGTTATTGTGATTGAGCCATATATTCTGGGTATGGAAGACAATGACCGCAAAGGTAAAACCCTGAAAGCCGCCAGCATTGCCGAGGCTATCATTCATACCTTAAACCCCTTAGAGCGACCACTTTCCAGCCCCGAGGCGCGGTATCGGCAATTGCATCGCATCTTGCGGGAAAGCAGCCGCGCCGGAAATCGGCACGTCTTGATTATCGAGGAGGCGCACAGTTTACCGCCCGCAACCTTAAAGCACTTGAAAAGGTTTTGGGAGCTGGAGGACGGCTTTAAGAAGCTACTGGGCATTGTGCTGGTGGGGCAGCCTGAATTGCGCTTGCGTTTAAGCGAAACTAACCCCGAGGTGCGCGAGGTCGTACAGCGGATTGAATTGATTGAGCTAAGACCGTTGGATGCGGAATTAGATGCGTACCTCACCTTCAAGTTTCAGCGTCTCGGCAAAAACGCCAGCGACATCATTACCGAGGAGGGCATTAACGCCATGCGCGAACGCCTGACAGTCAATGCCGGTAAGCGCGGCAAAGTTAGCCTGCTATACCCCTTAGCGTGCAATAACTTTTTAAGCGCCGCCATGAACTTAGCCGCCGAGCTGGGCGTGCCGCAAGTTGATGCGGACGTAGTAAAGGAGGTTTGACATGGCAATCACGGCAATTGATGAAGACGACCAATATATTCTTGAACTGAAAATCATCCTAGATTGCCTGTGGCTGGCAGGTCGACCAACGCCGAATCACAGCCGCTGTCACGCGCTCAATATTCAATTGCTGATAGCGCGTTATCCACGTTTAGCCCCAGAGGCGCAACAGCGAGCAATCTGGTCAATGTGGAACTGCTTAGAGCAAATCACAGACACCCAGCTAAGCGCAACGACCACGCGCTTAATTCAAGCGATTCTTTAACTCTCGCGCACGCCTTGTCTGCAAGCCGGGCGTGCAATTTCAACGCAACTAACCAAAGGTCTATTATGCCAAACCCCAATCAAACCCCATCAACCGAGCAACAAGCATTTAATGAGTGCGTAACCAGTATCGTTAACAATCAAAATGTATTGCGCAGCATTTGGTTTCCACCGATGTCCAGCCCAATCAAAGCGGTAGCTATCACTGCTTTGGATGCGAATGGCGATATTTACACCGCTGCCGCCACGGACTGCGAAGTCGAACGCGAGGTGCAACAGTGGATAAATACCTTGGCTATCTACATGGAAACACACGCGGCGAGCCTCAGTGACATAGTCAAAAGCCCTGACAATTATGCTGTGCAACCCACTACAGGAGATGCGCTATGAGCACCCCAAACGGCTACATGAAAAATGCACAGGGTCACTTAGTACCCGTAGAGCAAGTGCGCCCCTCTGATTTAATGCGCGATACTTTGGTCAATGAACTCGTTGCGCGGGCGGGCGGTTTAAACCAACAATTAACCGACTTTAAACGCCAAGCACTACAAGATGTCGATGCTTACGTATCACTAGTAGGCGAAAAATACGGTGTTCAATTAGGTGGCAAGCAGGGCAATGTCAGCTTATTGAGCTATGACGGGCGCTACAAAATAGAGCGCATTCACGCTAAAAACATTGGTTTTACCGCCGAACTGCAAGCGGCTAAAGCCTTAATTGAGCAGTGCATTATGCGCTGGTCCGCCGATGCACGCAGTGAATTAAAGGCGCTGATCATGCAGGCATTCAGGCCTAACAGTAAAGGTGAGTTGCGCACTAGCGCGTTATTGGGCTTACTTCGCTTAGAAATTGAGGACGAGGATTGGCTAAGAGCGATGCAAGCCCTCAAAGACTCTATTCAAGTGAACGGTTGCACCACTTATATCCGGCTTTATGAGCGGATTGGCATGACTGATCAATACAAACTTATTCCGCTGGATATTGCCGGAGTGGCCGTATGAAGCTATCAAACGATGAATTATATGTCGCTTTGATCTGGCGGCAATTCAAAGATGATCCAGCCCGTTTGCGCGACATCCTAAATCTTGAGCTTACGCAAGCTGAAGCGGAACACAGGCAGCGCAACATGACATGGTTAAGCTGGTTAATTGTCTTGATTCTACTGCCCGGTTTTTTGCTGTATTGGGCAGCGCTAGGGTTGGCTAAAGCTTGGAGGAACTATGAATAAGAATGTCGCTAAAATCAAAATTGCGCAAAAACAGCTAGGCATGGAAGACGATGCGTACCGCGCTTTACTAAACCGCTTAACCGGCAAAACATCTGCTACTGCTTTAAGCGTACCGGAGCAATTGAAGGTGCTAGCGGAAATGGAGCGTTTAGGTTTTAAACCAAGCAAAGCGCACAAAACCAAGGGCTTGCAAAAACCGGCTAGTCGCAAGCTGTTAATGCTATGGCGGGATTTATACCAAAGCGGTCACGTGCAAAACCAAAGCACGAGCGCCTTACAAGCATGGGTTAAAGGGCAAACCGGAAAAGACCATGTTGATTGGCTTAGCCCTCAAGACGCGTCGCGCCTCATTGAAACCTTAAAAACGTGGCTTAAACGCCCGCTTAAGGAGGCAAGTCGTGAGCCAAGCTGAGCAGCAATTTGTTAGACACACCGCCGCGCTATTTGTGGCCTGCCACTGGGAAAAGCCCAGCCTAGACCGTGCGATTGAATTAGCAAAAAACCTGTGGCAGCGCCTCGATGCACACACTGATAAACCAAGCGGCAAGGGGCGTAGCGCAAAACCACGCGAACCTGAGCAAGATTACTATCAACAACTCAACGACCGCCAACGCCAAGCCTTTGATGCGTTTTGGCGAGGGTTTGGTTTTAAGCAAGGGCGCAATGGCGCAGCCATGCGCTTCCTGCAATTGGGCGAGGTAAGCGATGAGGAATATCGACACATTATTAATGCGGCTAAGGCTGAGAGCAATAAAACACTACCCGCCGGACAAAGCCGCAAAATGGCGCAAGGCTGGCTGGCAGAACGGCGCTGGTTAGATTATGTTGAACCCGGTAGCCCGCCCGCCTCGCAAGCGCAAGAACGTGCCGTCCAATACGCCAAGCTACAGAACGATCTTGCACATGCTAAGCGCATGAGCGAGTTACTAACCACTACCGACGAGGTCGCATTCTGGCAGGCTGAGGCTGCTAAGGTATTAGCGAAAATCGAGGCACTGCGCCACGCGTGATAAGCTGAAATTTGTACAGATTTCAAGTGGTTTTTAGCCCGCCTTGTGCGGGCTTTTTCTTATGCTTGAAACAAGTGAGTTGTTCGGTTATTGTTTTGAACAACTTCCATTGAGGCATAACAATGAGACCCACAAAAGCGCAATGGCCTGAACTCATTGACCAAATCCATCAATCTATTAGCCGCACTTTAGAGCGCCAACTACCCCAGCACTCTATTCCACCCCTTGCGGATGCTGTGTTATTAGACTTAATTGAGCAAATCGGCGGGATTCAAGTCTACTTTCCGCGCTGCGAAGCGGTAAAGCGCAGCCTTCGCAATCAACAGATTTACGATGATTCTAAGTATTTATCTATACCCGAGAATGCCAAAAAACATAATCTGACAGATAAACACGTTTGGAAAATCCTCTATCGTTGC